CACCGCCAGCGCCGGCTCCACCAAATTCTTCGTCCCCACCTGCTCCTCCGGGAGTACCACCAGAAAGCTTCGAAGCGTAATTTTCGAGCTCAATCGAACGTCTCTTATCTCTGTACTTTCCTAGCTCGATTTCAGCGATTTCGTCATCTGTCATTCCAAATATTTGACGTCTCAAAAAATCTTGGTTGAAGAGATCTTGTGGAGTTGCAGCTGCAATCTCGAATCTCGAACGGTACAGTTCAAGTTTCTGTTGCTCAGCAACTGTCGACGGATTCGGAAGTCTGAGAATGAAATTTGTGAGATCTTCTCCAACAAATCCGTGAGCAAAAAGATGTATGACTGCAATCTTATTCAGTTCTGCAATAACCGTGCGCTGAATTGAAGAAATTGAACGAGAAAAACGCACGTCTTCTTGGGCAAGTGTGCTTTTTGAGCTATTGTGGACTTGCACTCCTGCAGAGGTTAGGAAATTGTGATATTCTTCGATTTCAAGATCGAAAACCTCAACAGGTGTATCACATACAATCTTCGCAACACCGAACACTTTGTGATTCCTCAAGATGTGATCCTTTGCAAAGTCTCGCCACCTTGAGTATCCGTTCTCTTTTAGGAGTCTCTTGAGATAACGTTCTCCGAAAGGAGCACCGCTTCCTACGTCAAAGTGACGCTTCTCTGTGACGCTATTCTCGTGGCAATACTGAACGAAATTTTCAAGCGTCCACTGCGCGTATTTTTTATTGACCCAGTGGTTCTCTCCTGAGAGCTTTGCTTTAACTTCTGTACGATTCACGATTTCTTTATTTTGTTTCGATTTGAACTCGTAGTATGCAGGATCGCTCCATCTTGAAAGCATGCTCTCATGTGCGATTTGTTTTAGCTCATCGCTCTTTACCCACTGAGACATCTTGCTTGAAGGATCGGAGTGTTGAGCTTTCATCTGTGCTGACTTTTTTGCACGATGACCGGGACCAGACAGAGCTGCAAGTCTAATCGGCTCTCTCTTTGCAACTACGTCTGGCCTAAACAGCGTTGAATCAAGATTCTGAGAGTGTAGCTTCCTATGATCATGCCATGTCATCTCAGTGAGATTCTCTGGGGTGTTGTCAAGCTTGTTGAAATTTGAATGATGGATCACTCTCATTCTTGAGACAGAATGAACTCCGTGTGATTGTACCTCGTTCACGAGTTTGTGTGTGCACACCCATTCTCCTGATTGCCAGATCATCTCGTACCCGTCGAGACGGTCTCCCTCTGCTTTGGAAGAAATTCGACGATATACGGGCATGAGAGAATCACCTGCCTCGAGTTCATCTGCTCGCTTGTACGTTCCGTCTTTCATCATGAACGGATGATTCGGTGTACACTTGATCGTTTCACCATTGTCAATGACAACTCCTAGGAGATCAGTTGTCTCTTTTGTTTTCCACGCAGATAGAATCTTTCCTGGCTTTACAGATCCATCTGCATTGCATGAGTAAACCCAATTTTGTTTTCCAGATGCATGCTCCGCAGCAAGATCCTTCATTGACACTGTTCTGCCATCGAGAAGCGGAATGAGAATATCACCAGTGAGACAGAGTGCGTCGTCGAATCCAAGATATGCTTTAGGAACGCCCAGGGCAGAAAACAGTTTACTCTGCATGTACTTCACATCATCGACAGCTGCAGCATTCTGCCCTCCCGCGAGGGTGTCGATCTTTGTACCAGTGTCGCTTCCTCTCACGGGAAGCATGTAATCTTCCTCGATCGATACGGGATTGTATCTCTGATCAATTCTACCGGTTGCCGAGTCGATCACCGGTGCAGATTTAAAATTTGATTTTGCTTGCTCGATGTAGGCAGGGATTGCTTCTTCTGGCATTGCTCCGACGTCGAAATAGAAAACTCTGCGCTCTGGAGCCCTAACAATTCTGTAAACGAGCATTGCATCCTCAAGCAAGACAAGCTGTCTCCAGATTTTTCTCGCACCATCGAGCACAGATGTCCCGTATGGCAGGAATGCATCATTTCCCAGAAGCCGAATGTGACACATCTCCCAGTTTTCCAATGTTCTCGCTGCGGACATCCATTTGAATCTCACAGCCATTGGATTCTTTGGATCGTAGTGATCCTCTCTTTCCACATCGTTTACTGGAAGTGGGAAAGCAGAAGTGACTCCATCCTCCGGGTGTACATCAAGCACAATGTACTGATCTCCATACTTTGCGGCGTTCCGGATCCAAGGTTTGAGATTAAACTCGACATTGAGAACGTCATAGAAGAGATTCTCAAGAATATCTTGAATCTTTGTGTTATCTGAGTACACATGAAGCGTTCTACCCTTCTCATCCTGAGAGCAGGATTCATCAGCGTAGATGTTCAGTGCAGTAGAGATCTCTGGCATTGATTCCATTTCAATGAAATCCTGGTACCTGAATGATCTCTCAGCTGCTGCGTATGCAGCAGAATTCAACGCATGATACGTTGGCGTCGACGATTTGAAGAACAGCGATCCCTGGGCTGGCTGATACGTCATGATCGGCGTGTCTTGTCCGCTGATCTTCTTTCGTATCACGGGACCTGATCTGAACAGTCTTGTCAGACGTGAGAACAGATCACTTTTTGTTTCGTTAGACTTTGCCACTGAAAGTAAAATACTACAGTGGCAAACTTTAATTTGAAAACGTAAGCTTTTTTGTTGTTGACCCTGCTGTGCCGAGGGAGTCTTCATGAGATACATTCCTGGATTGTGAAGAATGTGCTCGAGTTTCTCCTTTAGTCCGTCAACCTCGGGCTTCAGAGCATGAATGAGACCAGGAGAATCAGAAGCTTTCTGCTCGAATGTCTGAATCGCTTTGTAGAGAATGCTTGCAAGCGATGTGACGACCTTGATGCCGTTATAGTCCACATCTTCGTTGAGAGCCTTACGAACGATTGCGCGAAGCTGTTGTTCTGAGATTGAAACTTTTTTCATCGTTATTACCTAAGTAGCCATCCCCAGTGATGCCCACCAATCGTTTTAGGGGGAGCACTGGGTCTTGGCACAGTCCACATCATTCCTGCCTGACGCATCTGGGCGTCGACTGGCATCATTGTATTTTTACGTACAGTAGCGTATTTCAAAAGATTTGCGCTATCGTATGAAACTTTACCTGTCCTGTCTCCATAGAGCTGATCGTGAAGCCAGCATGCAATTGCGAGAGACATTACGAGGTCGTCGTTCTTGTTCGCAAGAGCTTGAGGTTTCGATCCAATCCAGACAAACGTTTTAAGTTCATCGAGTGTACGGCTCGAGTGAAGCTGAAGTTTGTTATTTCTGATCATCTCCTCGAGCTTCGATACGATAATGCTTCTGTTATTCTTGTGTGTTGTGATTCCAGGAATTGCTCCCTCGATTGGTTCTTTCTGTCCAAACTGTCCGGGTTTAAGCCATTTTTCTTCGTAATGAATCGAAGGATACTTCGCGTCTCGCAGTCTCATTGCCGTCGCATAACCAAAGCTATTATGTTCGGGGCATGCAAGCGCATTGTTGTATTTCAGACCGTATTCGATCATAAGATCACCGAACATGTCTGGGGCGAGTTTTCCTTTATACTCTGCTACGACATCACAGTCGGCAACATCGACAATGTGGAATGTAGAACAGTCAGCAGAGTCTCCCCTCGCAACGTCTGCGGACATGATGTATGAGTGACCCGGCTCTGGTCTTTTCCAAACCCACACACCCATGTCTCTTCCCTCTTTTGAGATTGGCTGTGAGATCATCCCTCTCACTTTTTCCATCTCTTCAATTTGCAGGAATGTATCACCGGACGATATGAAGTCACAGAGAAATTCTTGCGCCATCTGCTTGCGAGTCATGTTGGCGGATTCTTTTTCGAACCATCTCTGATCGTGCTCCGGATGCACGTTCCATGGAAGTTCGATGTACTTGAATCCGTTTGTTCCGTTAACTGCTTCGCTATAGAGCGTATGAAATTGGTTTCCTATACCTTTCGGTGTAGAGAATACAATCGCAGATCCACCCTCTGAGAGGGTTGGATACGTAGCAGTCCAGATCTCTTCAAACTTATTGATGATTGCTGCTTCGTCAATGATGAGAAGAGACAGGGCCTCTGAACGGCCAGCGTCCTCAGTCGTTGCGACGGCCTTCACCACAGATCCGTTCGTGAGTTCAAATGTTTCGACGGTAGATGTCTTTATCTGCGCAATCTTGACGTAATCTGACAGTTTCTCATATGCATATTTCACCTTTCTCAGAAAGTTTTTAGCAACGCGTCCCTTGTTGGCGATTACCATGATGTTCTTATCGCGGTGGAACAGCATGTACCAGAGAACGTACGCAGCCGTTACTGTAGAGAGTCCAAGCTGACGTGATTTGACAACAATCGAAAATCGATTGTCTTTAAACAAATTCACGCATTGATCTTGAAATCTGTACGTCTTGAATGGTAGAGATCCTCTAGTCGGGTGTTGGATCTTTACATGTGCATTCATAAAATGCACAGGATCCTTTCCACACTTTACGATCTCTTGAAACCTTGGGGATTGAGACATAACTCTTTAATTTCAAAACACTCGTAATACCTCATGAGGGCTGTACGCTTCAAATTGAACTTCGAAGCGTCGATAATGTCCATATGAGTTGTACCCGGGCCGAGAGATTTCAGCGAAAGCGATTTATCATACTCGCTTTTGAAATCTGACTTAACACGTGCAATGTATTTTCCCATTGCCGTACGGGCTTCTTCTTCTTCCTTCTTACGGGTGAGAATGAGCTCTCGATCAGTACCGCAGTTGAAGATGATTGTGTAGGTGACCTTTAGCGTATGATCGCTAACGCTACACTTGATCGACGAACCGTTACTGAATGATGATGACTTCCCCCACGAAGTATCAACTAGCGCCGCTACTAGTTCTGACTTTTGTCTGTTATCTGTGTCCACATATCTAATTTAGACACTTTTCATGTAAAAGCGTCGTGCAATGTACTCTTTCCACTCTTGTTGTGCGATTACGCTGCTAAGAAGATCGTCTCCAAGTCCAAGAGTGATCTTTTTGTAAAAGGTCGAGTAGCAACTCCCGCACGTTCCATGGGATTCTAGCTTCTCGAAATCGTATGGATCATTGCAAGCGTATCCACAGTGTTTGCATATGAATGTCTGACACTGTGGAGCATCAATATAGTGAACAGTAAGATCACCATATCGCTTCTTCTCGATCGTCTGCATAATCCAATGTAATTCACGTATGAATCTTTTTCATGCTTCGAGATCTCAATGCAACTGTCCACTGCATCTTTCATCTGTTCGACATGAGAAACTACGATCAGAAATCTGAACCTTGACGAGATTGATCTCAGCAACCGAATGCATGAGTCAACGCCGGCAGGATCAAGAGTACCGAATCCCTCGTCAATCACCATAAAGTCAGGCTTTGGAAGAATCGAGATTCCGTGCAACACTGTTCTGATTGCAATCGATGCAATCGTTCTCTCCATTCCGGAACTCAGCTCAATTACTCTTCGAGAGTCT